TTTTTTGATGGTATCTTCTTTGATCACACGTAAGTGTTTAAGACCAATGTTTCCTACCATACCTGATTCTAATAATGCTCCCATTTTTAAAATATTTGTTTTTTAATTTTTTATTTTATTTTTCTCATTAAATCTTTCATTCTTGCAAACTGAGGCGCTTCGTAAACTTTTGATTCAGCAAGCACTTCGCTAGAAGATGTTGAAGGAGATGATGTGATTTTTTCTGCAACTGATTCAGTTACTGATTTTTTAGAACCTAATTCAGTTTTAATTGCAGTGTAAAGATTTTTTGATTCAGTTATTGAAGAAATGGTGTCAAATCTTTTTAAAATTCCCATTTTTTCAGTTTTTGTAGTTGAATGTTCTGTAAATAATCTTGTAGCATATGCAAGATTTGCGTTGAATACCGCAACCTCGTTAAGTTTATCTTTGAACATTACTAACGCCTTTTTATATTCAGCATTTTGTTTTTTCAAAGTTTCAACTTCTTCGTTGATACCAACTACAGTAGAACCTGCTTTGTATTTTTTCTTACTAGGCAAACCAGATCTATTCATACCGTTTTTATTACCGTGTGGATTAGATTTAGTTCTTGCTGCTTCTGTTGCTTCAACTTTTTTAACTGGCTCGTCTTCATCATCTTGACCTAACTCAATTTCATAAACGGTTTCCTCTTCTTCGTTCCAATCTTCAGACATATCTTCTTGAGACATATCATCTGATTCTTCTTCTGAGTCAGGAGTAAACTCCTCTTCCTCGTTTAATTTAATGATGTATTCGTCTTCACCATCTTTAAACTCAACATTATCACCGTCTTTTTTAACTATGATACCGTCTTCGTCTTTCATTGCTTTAAATACCTTAACAACTTCATCGTGTGGAGCGCCAGTCATATCTAAAACATCTTCGTCTTCCCCGCCCATACCTTCTTCTTCAGTATCACCTCCAAATGAGTTAAACTCATCTTCTGATGAATCGTCTGAATCGATTTCTTTGTTTGGTTCGTCCTCTAATGATGGTAAGTCATCGCCTTCTTCATTTCCTTCTTCAGAGTCATCATCAGCAACATCTTCAGAATCGTCGTCGGTTTCATCACCAACTTCGTCTTCTGGTTGTTCTGTTTGTACATCTGGATTTGGCATATCCTCTTCTTTTTCTTCAGGTTCAGTTCCGTCTGCTGGAACTTCGTCCTCTTCTTCCATAGATTCTTTAAGCAAATCGTTTAGTTCTTGTTTCATTACTGATCCAAGGATACCTTTTGCATTTTGCTTTACTGCTTCTTCAAGTGTATTAATTTGAAGTAACGCTTGTTCTAAAATGGATTTTTCTGTCATTTGTTATGATCGATTTAATATATAAATACTGTGATTTTTAAAAAAAGTTAGGTTTTTGTATTGAAAACCTAAATAAACTCATTATTTGCTAAGGAAAGAATCAAGTTTTCCCATTAATTTTAAAACTCTATTATTTTCAATTGGTTTTTCCTCTTGAACTGACTCCTGAAATTTGTCTCTATCAGCAATATCTTGGAAGATATATGCACCCGGAGTAGATGGAGATGACACTAAGTCAAAACAAACTAATTCAAAGTCGTCTTGAACAACATTCTGTCCTTTCTCTGTTTTTAATGATCCGACACCTCTAGATGAAATACCTAGGGTTGCTCCATTTAAAAGAAGCATAGCGGCTTGATCTCCTTTTGTGGAAACTATACCCATTTTTCTCCAACCAGGAGATGTAAATAATTTGATTTTACCCATTAACATTCTACCTTCCCACCATGTTTCAAGAATTGAATGGGAAACTCTATCTAAATCGATAAGTGATGATGATGGATGATTTAGTTCATTTAATGCTGAACCATTTTTCATGACTTGTTGATACTTGTCATTTTCTCTCTTGAGAATTCTTTCTGGGTATATTCTACCGTTTTTGTTTGGTGTATCGAATTTCTGTAAAACAGCAAAGAGAATAAAGTCCTGATCGGTATCTTTATTCTCCATCTCTTTTAAAATATGTTTGTTTTCGCTAGGTGATATATGTCCTGCGTCGTATTCTATTAAAATCCCCTTTCCAATTTCTTTTGGTCCTAATATGCGCATTTATAGTTTTTACATTATAAATATTGCGTATTAACGTTTAAAACTTGGTTTTACTGAAATTAAACAAGGATCTATCAATTAAACAGTTATCTACTATACTTTCAATCAAATTTTTAAGCGTATTTTTAATTTCTTTACTCTTTATATCGAATTGATTCTCAGCAAATAATGTAACCTCAAGATTCATAAAAGATTTTTTATCTAGTTTTATACCTTTAGTTCTAATATCTAGATCGACAATACTTTCTTTTTTAAATAAATTATTTAGATTATGTTCCCTTATTGTGTCTTTAATTCTCTTTCTACTCCTTAAAATTGTTTTATCAAAATCAGCCATTTCATCTGTTGGCATTACCCAGGAGTTTAATTTAACATAAACGGTTTTTAAGTTTCTAAAATCTACGGTACCGTAACCAATTTTAATTTCTTCATATTCACCAAGGTGAATAAATTTACCAAATTTCATTTATTTCTTCATATTATTATATTTTAATGGTGTTAAGTATAAAAATAAAGAAATTTTTTTAAAATTCCAAAAATTTGTATATATTTAAAATAAAGAGGAATCCTTTATGATTATTATTGATTTATCGAAAGAAAAAAGTATAGAAACCGCATTAAGAACTTATAAAAACAAAGTTCAAAAAACTAAACAAATCCAACAATTGAGGGATAGACAGGTTTATGTTAAACCTTCAGTAAAGAAGAGAGATGAGAAATTAAAAGCGATCTATATTGAACAAAAAAGAAATGGACTTAATTAAGTCCATTTTTTAATTCGTTTAATCTGAAGTAGTTATACCTCGACGGTTGCATTTGAACGACCTCGTCCTTTACCGTCTTTAATTTGTCTAATAAATCATTATCGTTTGCTTCATTTATCAGTGTTGATACTTGATTAATAATTGATTCTTTTAATTCAACTGTTTTACTTTCAATCTCATTATGAGGAATAGATAAAATATTTTTCAATTCTTCTTTTTCAGATTCAGAAAGTGTTTTTGAATATAATGCGTTAAAATTACTTGTTAATATTGCGTTTAATAAATTTTCGTTAGGTACTAATGTTGATTCTTTAGATTCGTTAATTTCTTTTTTAGTTGTTAAATGTTCAACTAATTTCTTTTTTGAAATTACCTTCTTTTCTATGTTTGACAATGCGTCCTTTTCACTCAATATATCTAATGCTGAATATAATTCATTTTCGTTAATTGAAACATCACCTATTGTTTTATCTAACGATTTACAAAACATTTCTAAGTTATTCTTATTTCCCTTTAATGTTGGGTTATTTAACATTGTGCTTAATCCCTCCACATATAGTTTTGCTGTCTCTTTGTCTGAGATATATTTGTTCTCAATTTCTTCATAAAACAAATACATTTCTTTAAAATCTTTGTTTTCTTTTATAAGTTTAAGAATATTTTTCATTTCTGATTTATTATCAGAAGTGTAAGATTCTGTAAGTTTTTTTAATATTTTGGTTTTTAAAATCCCAACTTTATTGTTCATTTTTAATCGTTTAGTAAATTGTTTAGTTTATTTTCTATTTCATAAATATTCTTCTGCGCCTTTTCCATATTGAATAAATCATGATCGGTTTCGCTTTCTAATAATGAAAGTAATTTTTTCTTTTTGTCTTTTTTACCCTCACTTAATGGCTCGCTTCCGCCAGCGTCTGGTGCTGGTGCTGGTGCTGATCCACCGCCGCCTCCTAAAGGAGGCATTCCGCCACCCATATCTCCTCCGCCTTCTCCAGCGTCTGCGGCTTCCTGGGCTTTTGCTCTCTCTTCTTCAGGAATACCGTACTTAGAATCTACTTCATCGAATATTCCAGAGCGTTTAATTACGTTTTGAGTATTTGTCAATTCAAATCCCATCGCTCTCTCAAGGCGTTGTTGTTGTAAATCAAGTAACACTTCGTTATCACTAAATCCAAGAATATTTTTCTTAGCCCAAGTGTGCGATACTGGTAAAATACCAACTTGTGATTGGTCAGACGTTGCGTCTTTATATAATGTAACTTTTTCTTTCCAACTTTCAATTCTTAATAAATCTGATTGCGCGGAAGGATTACTTAAACCTAATGAGAAATTATCTAATTCATCTTCCAAGTCCAACATGTAAAGATGAATTAATGCAATCTTGTTAAGTTCTTGTATTAATGATTTTTGAATTCTATTAATTGTTCTAGCAAAACGAATATCCATTAATGCTAAATTCTTACCATCACCAACAACTTCTTCAAAACCTAAGAATGCCTTAGGTATACGAAGGGCTGCTAATAATTTTTTCTGAATATATTCAATATCAGCAATCTCACCTAAGTTTTGAGCACCAGCCAATGTTTCAATTGGGTTTGGCGTTGCTGGATCACGAACAGGAATAAAATAATCCTGATCAACCGCCATTTGGTTGTAACGCATATCCACTTGACCATTTCTAGAATCAACTGTTTGGTCGCGTTTAAATTTGTTTGCAACACGTTGTACATATGGTTCAATATCTTTATCGTCCATATTACCAACGAATACTTTAAAAACACGTCTTTCCGGTGCTCTTGAAGTTCTATAGATTAACATAGCATCTTCAGCAAGTAAAAGTTGTTTCCAAATTCTTCTAATTTTATCTAACATAGAAGTACCGTAAGGTAACTTTCTATCATCACCCATAATTCTAAAGTGAGCAATCTCCCATGCTTGGAATTCTAGGTCTTTATTCTTCCATCTAAATCTAAGTTCTTTAGCAGGTAATTTTGCATCCCTTTGTTGTGGACTAGCATTCAATGCGCCTTCTAATCTTTCAATTTCAATATTTGGTAATTGTTGGCAACCGACTACACCTTTCCCATCTTCTGGATTAACTTTTAAGTACAAGAAGTTATCACCATACTTACACATGTTTCTTGCCCACATTTGTAAGTTTGTATTGATGTCTAATCTATTTTCAAATAAATCGATTAATATGTTTTTTACTCTTTTAGATTCTGAATAGATTTCTAAAATATGTCCCTTTTCTGAAACTGTTGTTGACTCTTCTGCATAAATGTCTAATGCCGCCGAAACCTCTGGAGTGAACTCCATTGATTCAAAATCATAATACGCAGCAATTCTATTTGGTTCATAATAAACTGATTGGTTATATAATGAATTATCTAGTTTAGTCCATTTATCAAAAAGATATTGACTTTGTTGATGCTGTAGTTTTTCTTTTTCAAAAACAGCAGGATCGTCGGTCCTAAGAAGTTCTTCTTTTGAAAAATTAAAGGATGGTGGCTGAGGTACTTGACCTTGGAACCCGAATATCTTCGTTAACCTTTGAAATATTGTTAAATTTTGATCTGCCATATTAATATAAATACTTTTCCTTTGTTAATGTAAACAAATTTTAGTAGATTATGAACCCTTTTTACCTCCAAATAGCCAACCATATTCTTGATAAAGTTGTTTTGCTGGTTGAGTTTGCTGATTACCATACTGAGATTGATCCATTTGCATTGATCCCACACCATCAAAAGATGTTCCATATGAATAAAACCCTTTACCAGAATCATATGTCCTTTCCGCTAACATCCAGGAATCAACCATTGCTTTTGCTTGATTTTCGTTCCTTGTTAGTTGGGTAAACGAAATATCCCCAGCATATAAAGCGATAGCCATACTCATGATAGCATCATCATGTGATCCCTTCATGTGGTTTGGTTTACCATTTAGATAAACAAATGTGTTTAATTCATTCAATAATCTATTTGATCTAACTATAAAATCATGTCTTAATTGTTCCTCAAAACATGCGACTATTTGTGTTCTTTTGTTATTAAAATTTATTCCTGGGATTTTTTCCATTGCTTTGGCATTATATTCCCATATGTTTTTTGTGTTAATACCGTCAATGAATAAATTTTTATAATTCATTTCTTGTAGTTTTCTAGAAGTCGCAACACCCATACCTCCGGTTATATCCACAACAATAAATGCATCATATAGTATTCCCCATTTATAAGCAATAGCCGCTAAATCATCTGGTGGTATTTTACCAATGTATTCCATTACCTGTTCTCTAGCGTCAAAATCAATAATGTTTATTGATGAGAAATCCTCACTATCTCCTCTACTAACGTCTACCCCCATAATGTATCTATGACCTTGTTCTGGTTCTTTCCACAACCATAAAGTACCTTGCATGTACTTTTCTTTAGGTTGTTTAATCATAGTTTTAGCAATTCTTTCCATTGTTTCAGAAGGAATAACACTATCTCCAGAACCTAAGAAATCACATTCCAATTCCTGTGCAATCTTTCTTTTATCATATTTGAATTTTTTAGACATAGATTCAAACCAACTTGAATATGGTTGATAACCTTGGTCCATCAATTCTTCATATTTTGAAAGATCAAATTCTTTTAGTATCACTTCATCATCATTATATTGTTCTCTATTCAACATGTAATGAACAATATCTGGAACTTTTATCCATGCTAAATCTTTCGTGTAACGTGGATCTTTAAACCATCTTAAATCGGTAATATGGAAATCATTAATACCTCTTATTGCTTGATCATAAACACCCCAATAAATTGGATCGTAGCCATTTGGTGTTGAGATTAATATAATCTTACCACCCGTTGACAATGACGCCATTGATGCAGCCCAGAAATCTTCACCCGCTTCAATATACGCGGCCTCATCAAATACAAGTACTGTAGGGGTAAAACCACGAAGCGCATCCGCAGAAGTTGCTACCGCTTTTACTTCAGAACCATTGTTTAATCTAAATCTACTTTCCGAGTTTTTATCCGGAGAAAAACCAACATTAATCCATTCTGGCCACTGGTCTAAGAAATGTCTAACTTTATTAGCCATCTCAATTGCTGTATCGCGTTTGTTTGCAATAATTAGAACTCTTTCAGGATTATCTGGTTTTGCTAGTTGTAATTTTTTTGATAACCATGCTGCAGTTACCGTAGTAACACCCGCTTGTCTATATTTTCTAGTAATATTTTCATTATATGTTTCATAATCTTTTAATAATTGTATTTGATCAGGAAACAATTCTAATGGTACAAATTTCTTTTGAGTATTATCAAACGTTTGTAGGTATGTTCTAAGTGCGTATGGGGTATCTTTTATAATACGAGCATACTCTTTTAATTGTTCTATTTTTTGACTCATATATATAAATATGAAAAAAGTGGTCTAAATTGACCACTTTTGTTATTTTAACTAGGTAAATCGATACCCATACTATTAAGCCAGTCACCTAATGTATCATCATTGTTTGGGGGGATATCGTTATCTTCTTTGTAATCATCATATTCCGACTTAAGATTAGTCGCTTCTCTCATTATCTCACGGAATTTAGTTTTAACTAAATTGTTTTTTCTTTCATCATCTGTAACTATGTTACCAATAATTGTTAAAAATTCTTGAGCAGGTATTTGATATAAAACCATTTCAAACCATGGTGTTAAACCTTTATTTGATTCGTCAAACATTTCGTCTGGTAATAAAAATCTTAATTTTTCAAATAACTCAGGACCAACTCTCAATTGCATTGGTTCATTACTTAAAACATCTGTTTTTCCTCTGATCTTTTGTGACATTTCGGGATCATTTGGTAAACCATGTCTTCCTGATGCTTCTTTAATTCCTTTAACAATTTCGTGACAAAGTATTGGGAAAAATAAACCTAAAGCAGTTATTTTAGTATCTGGTTTTGGTTCTCCGCCACCACCTTCATCACCACCACCACCTTCGTCACCGCCATCCTCATCTGGATTGCTTAATTTATTCATACCAGCAATACCTGACCCAGATTCACTCATAGCGTCAATGGCTTCATCCATAGTAAAATAGTTAAAATCAGTTATAGCCATGATCTTCTTATACATTGCATGTAAATTTGGATCTATTTGGTCTAATCTTTCTTTAACCCATGGTTTATCATAAATGTGATGCCCTTTTTTTGCTGCGCCTTGTATTAATGCATTTATGATATTTCTTTTGTGTTTTTCTAACTCTAATTGTTCATCAGGCGTTAGATCTTCAATATCAAAAGAAGGTATTTCTGGTTGTTCATTATCTTCATCATCTTCTTGATCCTCTTCTTGATCTTGATCTTCCTCATCATCGTCTGGTTGCAATCTAAACTCATTAGGATCAATCGGGGCTCTGATTAATTGTGCCTCAATTTCATACCAATCAGCAGGAACCTCAGTTTCATCTAATGATGCTTCGATAGCCAATTGTTGAATCTCTTCTTTGTGACCATCTTCGATTTGAATTACTCTAGGAACAAGATTCGACATCATTTCATTAAATAACAGTCCTTGAACTTGTCTAGAACTTAAATCTTGAATATTTGTAACTTGTCTTAGATAATCAACCACTTTCTTAAATCTATTCCCGATAAGTTTTTCAACATCAGCAGCACCTCTTTTCATTGCTGGATTTGTGGCGTATAAACTATTTGGATCAGCGGCCGCTCTTTCGGTAGACCTACCCATTCTTTCTGGGTAGTTACCGTAATCGATATCCTCCCTTAATTTCTTTTTCTTCATTTATTTAGAAAGTAATTTATGTATTGACCCTATAACTTTAGATTTTGCTTCTTTAGGTGAAATCTTTTGTTTCGCCTTTGCTTTTGGCGCCGGATCAGGGTTATCGTTTGGTCTTTGTCCTGGGTGTTTTGGCCTTTCTCTAGGTTTAGTATCTGGCTCCGCAGGCATTGTTTCAATATCTGGTTCTTGTTTTTCTGGTTCTGGATTATTATATTCCATAAACTCAGCGACACCATTATGTCCTCTTTTTGGCTTAGAAGCGGGCATTGCAATTGCTGCTGTTTTAATTTTTTTGCTAATCGCTTCCATCATATCGCCTTTAGTTGTTAAAGGATGATACGACTTTTCAACTAATGTATCAACCCATTCATTCAAATTTTTTAAATTCAAATCCGTTTTTGCTTTTTGACCGACCTTACCTTTTTTCTTTGTTGCAGGAACTTTAGTTTTCTTTTTTCCGTTTAATATTTTAAAATCTTGACCATCAATTTTTCCATTATGATTTTTATCTAACTTCTTTTGATTTCCTTTTAACTCATCTTTCTTTTCCATCACCTCCATATCAACCGCAGGGTCTTTAGCCATTGCTTGTAATTCTGGTTTTGTTTTTAAATTACTTGCTTTTACTTGCAATCTTTCAGAAAGCATTCTTAATTGCTTATCGCTGAAATTAACTAATGTTTTTTCAGACATACCTTCCTTAACTAATTGTTTAACTAAATCGATTCTTTTCATTTTATTTTAATTTGTATTTGATATCTTCATTTATTAATCTTAACCCTTTTGATGCTAATTTTTGAGTAATACTATCTAACTCCTCGCCAAAATGAAAACAGACCCGTATAGGTCTCTCTTCAGCGTTTAGATCAAACGATTCCCAACCTAACGCAACAATCCCATCAACAGCATCGATTACACCAAAATAGTCAGAATTTTGAACTAAATCTAGTTTTAAATCGGAATTTTTTAATAAACCAACTAAATCTATAAATTCTAATTCCGGTGGTATCGCCCTTCCTGATGATGGGATATGAAACCACTCTTCCATCAAAACACTAGGATCTTCGCCAAAAATAAACTCATATTGTCTCTGGCCTTTATAATCTTCTCCTAGTTCATTGATGTAAAGTAGATACATTATTATTCAAAGTATTTGCTTAATGTTGTTTTGATCGCTTCATTAATTTCAGTTAATTCTGGAGTAATGTCAAGATCGTCCTTTTTCTTTAATGTTTTAATCTTCATTGGTTTGTGCATATCAAAATATTTTTTGTCTCTAACATCCCAATTTGTGTCAGAATGTTTCGCCATAAAATCATCATGATTATCAAACTCTTCTTCATCATAATCTTCAGAACCTAAATCAGTATCATTATAAGTGTGATATTTGTCGTCTAACCAACTTTCGCCTCTAGAACTTTTACCAACTCTACTTGGTTTTTCGTCTGAATTTGGGTTATCATTTCCATTTAAATTGTTAACATTGCGAATACGTGTAACAGGTTCATCACCAGTTTCAGTTTCATTTTCTGGATCGAAGTAAAAATATTCGTCCATATCAGATTTATCACCACTTAGGTCAAAATCGGTATTAATTAATTCTTCTAAACTACTCATTGTTTCGTCCATATCCTCTTCAGGTGTTGGAGCGGGTTCTTCTTCTGGTTTAACCTCATCTTCGTCTCCGTAAGATGTTTCGTCACCAGGTTGGCCCTCTTCAGGTTCAAACTTATCAACAATTTCTTCTTTGTCTTCTTCAGATAATTTATCCAAATCAACAGCAGATAATAACATGTTAATAACGTATTTTACGTCATCGCTTTCCATATCATCTTGTACTTCTCTAATTGCTTGACCAAGTTTACCGCTTAATCTTTGAACCTCTTTCATGTGTTCAGGACCACCTTCTCCACCCATATCACCTTCTGGTGCTTCGTCACTAGTTTCTTCAGAATCTGAAGGTGGCAAAGCCGGTTCTTCTTCTCGTGCTGGTGCAGCATCAGGTGCTGGCGCTGGAGCAGGAGCAGGTTCACCCGCTGATGGCGCCGGTGCGCTATCAAAAGAAGGCGCTGGCATTGGGGCTTCGGTTTTAGGTTTATTTGTTTTTAAAACATAATTTGTTGCCTCTTGCAATTCTTGAGATTTGATAAGTTCTAATCTCTTTAATGCTTCAGCATATGAATTAAATTTATTCTTATTTTTCATGAACATACCACCGATATAATCAAGAGTAGATTCGGTTAAACCTTTCTTTACATGGTAACCGTCTTTCTCTTTAACTATAGCATATACGCCATTCTTACCCTCCTTAACTAATTCAGGTTTGTTTGATGTTGTGGCATTATTCTTACTGTCGTTATAGTACGTAAGTTCAAGTATTCTTTTTAATTTGTTGTCTCCTTGAAGTTTTTCACTACCTAGAGGTTTTAAATCTCCCATTTTTTTAAAATTATATATAAGGTTATTCTTATCCTATAAATACAAAAGAAAAGCAAAAAAATAGCGTTAACTATTGCTCTACGGATAATTTCTTGTCGATTGAATAGTTTTTGAGTTCTAGCATCTTCCCGATATACCCGTTTCTTCTCAATAATTTGAAAACTAGGTTCTCGTATGAGTACTCCCCACCTTCATCTAAACCACTTTGTCTAAACTTCTTAAGTTTTTTCTTTAGGTTGTCAATTTCAACAGTTATGTCCTCACCATTTTCATGTCTATCCTCGTATTGATCAATTAAATCGATAAAATCTTCTGCTTTTTCTTTGATTTTTCTTTCATCGATATCCGAAGCCGAATCGATTTTTTTGGGTTCAACAACCCATTTATTGTTTAAAATTGAATAAACACCCGATGATAAATGCTTCTCATCAACATCCTGAACATAAACTTCTACTTCATATCCTTTGATTTTGATATCATGAGAACCATTCCATGCTTGTCTCTTTAAGTCAAAAAATTCTTTAACTATTGTGTGTAATCTTGGGGAATCTGATTGTTTATCACCATCAACTTCGTCTAAATCGATTAATATGTGTAAATCAACGTCCGAAAACTCGGACCAGTTGAAATTTGCTAAAGATCCGGTTAATACCACATCATGTACAAAGAAATCAATATCAATAAAATCTAAAAAGGCGTTAGAGACATCCATTAGTTTATTCCTAACACCTTTATTCATTTTATAAGAATTCCCAGATCTTTCAAAAATATCAGAAGCCAATTCGTCCCTCATCTTAAATGATTTGACGATCTTATCATCTGTTTCAGGATTTGATTTTTCTATTAACTCTTCTATTAATGTCTTTTTAATCATTTAATTTTTGTATGTTGGTATGCACCCTTAATCTTTTGATTAAGAAACTTACCTTGAGAATCACTCATACGAAATTTCGTAAAAAGTTCCCAAGGTACGTTTTGGTATTCATAAATACCTCCATTATTAAAATTTACTGTTAAAACCGAGGTCTCTGTATTGTAAGACGCAGATTTAAGGTTAGTTGAACTAATAGACACATTAATTACTTTCCCTTCAATACTTTCTGATACTATAGCCATAAAAATAGTTTATTGACAGTAATATACATAAAAAACTTTAAAAAAGGAAATTAAACACATTCTTTAACCAATCTGCATATATTTTTTTTTACGAATTTTTTTTGTTATTTTTGTTAAAATATTATAGTATGTCAGTAGATTTTTTTGAAGATGGTCCTAAGACAAATCCTAAGAACAAAAAGAACAATTCAACAACACCAATTCTTGATAATTTTTCAAGGGATTTGAATAAGTTAGCGGAGGAGGGTAAAATTGATCCGATAGTAGGTAGAGATGTTGAAGTTAAAAGAATAGCACAAATTCTTTCTAGAAAGAAAAAAAATAACGCGGTTATTGTTGGTGATGCCGGTGTCGGTAAATCTGCGCTTGTTGAGAAATTAGCATTGATGATCATCAAAGGTAACTGTCCAACAAATCTTTTAGATAAAAGATTGGTATCTTTAGATTTAACTTCTTTAGTTGCTGGTAAAAATTATAGAGGACAATTTGAAGAAAGGATAAAAGCGATACTACATGAATTATCTGAAAACCCACAAGTAATACTTTTTATTGATGAATTACATACAATGGTTGGTGCCGGAAACGCCTCAGGATCAATGGACGCTGCAAATATTTTAAAGCCAGCATTAGCAAGGGGTGAAATCCAATGTATCGGCGCAACAACGTTTGATGAATTTAAAAAACATATTGAAAAAGATAGTGCCTTAGTTAGAAGGTTTCAAAAAATTATTTTAAAAGAACCAACTGAAAATGAAACTATTGAAATATTAAAAAATTTAAAATCATCGTACGAGCAATATCATAGAGTAACATATGAAGACAATGTTATGGAAACAATTGTTAAATTGGCAAGTAGATATATTACAGACAGACAGTTTCCAGACAAAGCGATAGACATATTAGACGAATTAGGTTCAGAAAAAAGAGTTATAACTAAAGTACCAGAATCTATTGAAAAATTAAAACAAGAAGTTGATGTTATCCGTGATAAAAAATTAGAGGTCGTTAAAACTCAAAATTATGAACAAGCGGCGAAACTAAGGGACGAAGAAAGAAAGGTGATGAAGAAGTTAGATACTGAAAAAGAAAATTGGGCAGAAAGCCAAAGAGATAATAAAATACCAGTTAACGTTGATGATGTTTATGAAATGGTTACTTTTATGACCGGTGTACCTATTTCTAAATTAGATGATAAAGAAACTCAAAATTTATTAAGTTTAGAGAAAAGATTGGCTGATAGAGTTATTGGGCAAGAAGATGCTATTGCTACAATATCTAAAGCAATAAGAAGAAATAGAGTTGGTATTAAAGACGGACAAAAACCAATTGGTTCATTTATATTCATGGGATCAACGGGTGTTGGTAAAACATATCTCGCAAAAATATTAGCAGAATTAATTTTTGGTTCAGCAGATAAAGTTATAAGAATTGATATGAGTGAGTTTATGGAAAAACACGCCGTTTCAAGATTAGTTGGCGCTCCTCCAGGTTATGTTGGATATGACGAAGGCGGTCAATTAACAGAAAAGGTTAAGAACAATCCATTTTCAGTTATTTTATTTGATGAGATTGAGAAAGCACATAAAGACGTCTTCAATATTTTATTACAAATATTAGATGAAGGTCATGTGACTGACTCTTTCGGTAGAAAAGTTAATTTTACAAATACATTGATTGTAATGACATCAAACGTCGGTGCAAAAAGAGTTTCTGAATTTGGTAACGGTGTTGGTTTTTCAACAAATTCTAGTGAAGAACAAAAGTATGAAGTTAGAAAAACAATGATCCAAAAAGCACTTAAACAACAATTCAATCCTGAATTTTTAAACAGGGTTGATGATATTATTCTATTCAATAAGTTAGACGAGGGCTCTTTAAAATCTATTATTGGTTTAGAAGTAACAAAACTAGCGAAAAGATTAAGTGAGAAAAATTATAATATCAAGTTTGATAACTCTGTTATTGATGAGATATTAAATAGAAACAAACAAGAAGAATATGGCGCCAGACCTGTAAAAAGAATTATTCAATCTTTATGTGAAGATTATTTAAGTGATGAAATTCTAAGAGGAACAATTAAAGAAAACAAAAACTATAAATTAGTTTATAGAAAGAATGCTTTAGTTATTACTAAGATTTCTGATTAAATTTAAACCAGTGTCGATGGCTTTATTTAAGTCGTCGACACAAACATATTCCGACGGACTGTGCATGTTATAATACCCACAAGATAAATTAACTCCATCAATATTAAATCTCTTTTTAATCATGTATATGTCAGTGTATGGATGATTACCGTACACTGGCTCGTAATTAATCTCGTCAAATGTTTTTGATACAATTTCAAAAAACTTACTATCTCTATCAAATACTCTAACTCCGTTACATATTTCAGTAACTAATCTATTTCCAGGACCATCATATGATACGACGTACTCTACATCATTGAAAAAATCAGCGTCACACTTACTTGAACCAACACAACCAATTTCTTCAGATACAAAGAACGCCACTTTAATGTTATCAACTCGTTTTAAAAGTTCTAAGCATACGTAAATTCCGCATTTATCATCACCACCACATCCGGTTTCATTACCATCATTAGTATAACCCTTTAAACATAACAATGTCTCGTTTTGGTCATATTTTTGACCATAACAACTAGTTCTAGGTAGCCATACTTCACGAATGTTGATTGTGGTTTTTTTATGTACAGTATCAATATGTGCACATACTAATGGCTTATTTGCACCATCACCTTTTGTCACAAAAATATTACCGTATTCATCCACATCGTACTCATAATCCATTTTATCCAAATACTTGGATAGAAAAAAAACCATGTCCCATTCGTCAAATGTCTCAGAAGGCACTGATAATAAATCAGTTAGAAGCCCCATATTCACAAAATTTTCCATTTTATATTATTTTAGAATGCAAATATAGAATATTTTCTTGAAATTAATAAAAAAAACTAAACTTTTTATCAAAATTTATATATTTATACTCTCAGAGGTTCTCTTTGCCGATTACCTTTTCGTTTTTTAAATAAGTGGGGTTGAACCCACCGAAAGACCTTAAACCCCGACATCTCGTTGGGGTTTTTTTGTTTTTTCAATTTTTTTTCTTATATTTAATTATTATGAGAAAAATTACATATTTTCTAGTTGCGATTATCACAATGACAATCGTATCTTGTGGCTCAGGATCTGCCACAACTGAACAAACAGATTCAACTACTGCTGTAGCGGTTGATACGGGTGCTGTTAGTGGTAATGATACTACTGTAGCAAAAATTCCAACTGATTCTACAACAGTAAAATAAAGTGTTGGGCTGTAATGGCCCAACCTTTCTTATTTTGTAAATTTTAAATTATGGCAAAAGACACATGTATCATGTGTGGTAAAGAAACACCACATGATATTGAAGATCATGTAGATACAAGAACTGGCTACATCGAAGGTGCTGGACAATTATGTAAAAATTGTTACGAAAACATGTCCGATAACACCCATATCACTATTCCAAGAAAATATGTTAATATGTACCCTAACGACGCCGAATTAGGATCTGTTGTTAGAAGATTTTACTGGGATCATTACACTAATAAATAATTTCAATTTTTTGACCAATATATTTATCTGTTATGGATGATGTTACATATAAAGGAGAATTAATATTACTTAGGGGGTTACCTGGTTCAGGAAAAACCACTTTGGCATCTGTAATATTATCAACCCCAGGAGGGTCGGTAGACGTTTTATCTGCAGATGATTTTTTTGTAAATGAAAGGGGTGAATATCATTTTGACGGTAGTAAATTAAAAGAAGCACATAATTCTTGTCAAGTTAGATGTGCTGAAAAAATGAAGTTGGAGACATTTAAGATCGTTGTCGCTAATACGTTTACCCAAGATTGGGAAATGATACCATATTACGAAATGGCTGAAAGATATGGATATAGGGTTCATAGTGTTATAGTTGAAAATAAACATAATGGATCAAATATCCACGGGGTTCCAGAAGACAAAATAATACAAATGAAAAACAGGTTTGAAGTTAAACTATAGATGAGTAAATTTATTAATTCATTTACTGAAACAATAAAACCAAAACCTTATATGAGGACACACTTTAACACATTTACTCACCAATGGTCTTTTCACATTTTACCCACAATTGACATTTATTTAGAAACTCATTCACCAAAATCTTTTGCGGATGGGTTTGTTGGTTTATATTTGTCTCTCACTTGGTTTAAATGGTCAGTTGTTACTGGCATATACCGACGCATATAATAATGTTAGAAATTTTAGAAAAATACTATCAAGACGGTTTGTTACATAAACAAGCCCACCCTACATTCGACTTAACTATTTGGAACTATACACCAAAAGTTCAATACGATAGATTGTGGGACGATGTAACTATTATGTGTCGTGGATTGGTGACCAACTCAAAAGGTGATATTGTTGCAAGACCATTTAAGAAATTTTTTAACTACGAAGAACATAAACCTGAAGATATCCCAAATGAAGATTATGTTGTCTATGAAAAGATGGATGGATCTTTAGGTATTCTTTTTAATTATGAAAATGAATGGATATTAGCAACGCGTGGATCATTTACATCACCACAAGCAATTAAAGGAAAAGAAATTCTTGATAAACATGATATTAGTGCTTTAAGAAAAGATAACACATATTTGTTTGAAATTATCTATCCGGAAAATAGAATTGTTGTTGATTATGGGAGCGAAGAAAAATTAGTTGTTATTGGTGGTATTCATACTGAAACTGGTGACGAAATACCAGACAGTAGTTTATTTTGGATGCAAGACGCTGGATTTGAAGTTGTCACAACATATAAAACTTGGGGCGAAGGATACGATCTATTGCAAGAAGAAATTAGCAAAGATAGAGAAGGATACGTTATTCGTTTCAAGAATGGTTTTCGTATGAAAATCAAAGGAGACGAGTATAAACGATTACATAAAATTTTAACAAACATATCAAATAGAGATATTTGGGAAATTTTAAAAGACGGTAAGTCATTTGATGAGATCCTTAACAAAGTTCCAGATGAATTTTATAACTGGGTTAAAGAAACGGCCCGTGATTTAACAGTAAGGTTTGAAAACATTGATAATGATTATAATGACATATTCAATTCAATATTTTCATTGATCGAAACTAAAAAAGAGTTTGCTGAAAAAGCAAAACAATATCCACATTCATCATTACTATTCGCAATGTATAATGGAAAACAAACACACCACATAATTTGGAAACTAATATACCCATCATACTCAAAGCCATTTAAAAATGAAAAAGACACCAAATAGTAGAAAAACACCATTTATAACGGTGCAAATCGAAAAAAAAAAATATCGAGATTTTAAACAACTTTATGACACAAACAAAGGTCAAATTTATGAAGGTGTTTTACAGATCTATAATGAATTAAAAATTAGCAGGAAACGTAGTTTAACTTTGTTAGTTTCTACTGATATTGGTCCACTTTCATGGGACACCGAATTTATATTTAAAAAAGACGAATATGATATCCTAATAGATCAACTAATACCATATTATGAAGAATTAGAAGAATATGAAAGATGTGCTGAAATAAAAAGTTTATACGAGGCCTTTGAAAATAAATAATTTTTATCTATATTAGTTTAATGTAGAGATACATTTAGTTTCTTGCCAAAGAAAAACCCCCTGATTTCTATCTCGGGGGTTTGTTTTTTCCATAATTTTCCTTATATTAATACTATGAAAATTCTTATTACCGGCGGTGCCGGATACCTAGGTTCCGTAATCACTAAAAAATTTTTAGACCTTGGTCATAGTGTAACCGTTATTGATAGTTTGTTATTTAAACAATTATCACCACTTCAATTCACTTATAACCCAAAATATAATTTTATTTATGGAGATATTAGAAATGAAAATTTATTAAAACAACAAGTTGAGTTACACGATGTTATAATCCCGTTGGCGGCAATTGTTGGATTTCCAGCATGTAAAGCAGATCCAAAGTTATCCTGGGAGGTTAACCATACACAAATTAAAAACTTGCTTAATTTTATTTCTAAAGAACAAATGATACTGTACCCAAATACTAATAGCGGATATGGTATTGGGAAAGACGATAAATTTTGCACTGAAGATTCTCCATTAAATCCAATATCTGTTTATGGTGAAAGTAAATGTGAGTCGGAAAGAATCTTATTACAATATACTAATGCGATATGTTTTAGATTAGCCACAGTATTTGGATCGTCACCTAGAATGAGGACGGATTTATTGGTAAATGAGTTTGTATACAAAGCAATGACCGATAAATACATAACCGTATTTGAGAAAAATTTTAAAAGAAATTTTATACATATTCAAGATGTTGCAAATGTATTTGCATTTTCCTTAGAAAATTATTCAACAATGAATAGTAATGTATATAATGTTGGATTAAGTGATGCCAACCTATCGAAGCAAGAACTGTTAGAAAAAATAAAAGAATTTATACCTGATTTTGCAATAACATATTCTGACTTTTATGAAGATCCAGACAAAAGAGATTACATTGTGTCGAACGAAAAAATTGAAAAAACTGGATGGAAACCAAAATGGACATTAGATGACGGTATAAAAGAATTAATGAAGACCTATCAAGTATTGATCCCTAGAATGACATCTGAATTTAGAAATGGTTTTCCTTTAGGTTACGCACAAAATTTTTAATATGAGTAATAAATGGGATGAGTTTATTGAAACTCCATCAAAAAAATTTGGTTTTCAAGTACCGATTTTTACACCTTCAATTTATCGCGAATACAGAGGTGAAATATTCACCACTTTCCATAGCGAAGAACATCCAGTAATGAGGCACATTCATTATGAAAAAAGTGAAATTAGTATCCACGGTAGATTTTCAAAATCATACAAAGGGGTATTAAGAGGACTACATTATGACAATAAGACCTGGAAATTAGTTCAAGCAGCGGTAGGGGATATATACTTAATTGTTTTAGATATGAGAACCCAATCAGAAACTTATGGTGAATGGGAATCTTTTATGATAACTGAAAAGGATAGAAATCAAGTATTAGTTCCTCCTGGATTTGCAAACGGACATTATGCGTTAACAGATTGTATGTTTCATTATAATCTATTTTACAAAGATGGTTATGTGGACGCAAATGAGCAAGGCGTTGTTAAATGGAACGATCCAGAGTATCAAATGGAATGGCCAACAGATAAACCAACATTACAAAAAAGAGACCGATGAAATATATTGTTTTTACAGGTTGTTCATATGGTCAACAAGCAAGAGCATTCCATGATTTACAAAATCTTGGATATTGTAAAAATACCAAGTTTTACAACCTACAAGGTAGTTCCCTTGGTAGTAAATACCAATTAATGTCAGCAATAAGCGCAGTTGAAAAACTAATTAATAAAGGAGTATCTACTGATGATATATATGTTGTTTGTCAATGGTCGAGTATGTTTAGGGTAACAACAATGTACGATATTGATTTTTTTGAAAACTTTAGTTTTGTTACCATGAATTTTGACATGAATACCTGGAGAACAAAAAGTAATGATACTTTATATTCTGTCGGGTTCGATAAATTTGGTTTTGTTAATATTGCTAATCAATATAATACAATACAAAGTATTTCAAATAAAAATCTAAGAAATTTTTTATTAGATAATTTATCACATAGTTCGCCTAGTGAAAGAGCGGCTCAATATCATTTTGATATTATTAATTTACAAAATTATCTTAAAGTTAAAAAAATAAAATATTCTTTTTTATTTTTTAATTCTGCATTAACTGGATTTAATTTTGACAGATCGGATAGTTTTTTGAATGGCTTAGATATGGTTGATGTTGAAAAAATAAAAGGAGTTGAAAAGATAATTGAAGATAAAAATGAAAGATTTATTTTACCAAAAATTTGGAGAGAATCCATAATTTACAATAAAAATAAATGGGCCAGTTTTAAAAATTTAATAGATTGGGATAATTTTATTCTTTACAATAACGATAGAATAGAATATGGTGGAATCGATGAATTTGCGTTAGAAAATATAGGTACAATTGGTTATCTTAGTTATAACGTAAAACCAGTGTCTTTCGGTGACCATTTAAATCAATATGGTGATTTTAGATATATAATCGACTCAGGATTATTTGAAAAAGTAAATAATGAATTCATTAACGATAAAACAATAAATGTTAGTGAATTTAAAAACATAGAAAAAGAAAAATACGAAAAATTATGTCAGCAAAAATAAAGTTTTACATTACTGAAGCGCACGAAAGAACAATTAAAGAATCGCAAGAGCCAGTATCACACCACAAATTTTTTTCAAAATTTAATAGAATGGTTGAACTTGGGTTAGTTAAAAAAAGTATCTCATCATATCTAGATTCAAGCAACGATAATGTAATCATATATAATTTAATGATTGCAACAATGTTTACCGATAATGATTTTACACCTCCGGAAAGATCTACAAACATGGAAGTGTGGATTGATAAGATGTTAAAAGATAATCCAGACACAAATAAAATCATTTTTGAATTTTCATATATTGAGTATTATAACGAGAAATACCATAATATAATGAAAAATATAATGGCTAAGTACCCAAATATTAGATGGATATTATTTACATGTAATGCTCAAATAATTAATATAGACCCTTACAATGTATTTTTTTGGGATGATAAACCGCATTCATATTGTTTACCGCCAGAAAATATTAATTTTTTAAGATCACTAATATCAACTTCACAATTTAAAAAACAAAATAGATTTTTCTTTTTGAACCACCACCCAAAATTAACAAGATGGCGACTGGTTAAATTTTTATTTGAAAATGGATATGATAAATTGGGTAAAATATCTTTCCCTGATTTAAATATTTTTCCAATAAATGAAACAGCAAAAATGTATAATTCTGATTATGAAGTTGAATATATGTATAACCACCCGTTCTCAAAAAATTTCCCATTATTAATCGATTCAATGGCCGATGATGTTGTTGAAAGAGCGGACACTGATTTTATGGCTATGATGTTTGAAAGATCGCAAAAAAATCAAATTTATACATTAAGACAAGTTGGATTTCATACTTCTAATCTTGTGTTACAAATTTCATCTTATTTTGAAATTTTTATTGAAACATTTTTTGGTACGCCAGATAGAACATGGATAAGCGAAAAAACGTGGAAACCATTGGCAACCTTTACACCGTTTTGTGGTATTAATGGTCCCGATTATTATTCATTTTTAAAAACCCAAGGATTTTCTTTTAATTCAGAATTATATTGTGACAAATACGAGGAGATTACAGGTCGCGTTGACCCATACGTTGAGAAAGAATTTGTATTATATTCGTTAATGAATCATATTAAAAAATTATGTGACCTAAGTGATGAAGATATTCATGGTATGTATTTTTCATCAATAAAAGAAATAATAAGTAACACAGAAAATTATCATTATAGTTTTGTTCCAAATTTAACATTAAAACCTTTTGAATTCATTGCAAAATAAAATATTATTTTCAGGTTGTTCGTACTCATGTGGTCACCCTAGTATTACAAAACTAGTTAGTGACTTATTCAAAGAAGTCGATTCGGAAACAATAGCAAAATCATTTGCTATGCCCGGACATAGCAATGCCTCTATTTTAAAAAAAATATATGATGCAATTAATTTAGAAAATTTCAACAACTCAATTATTTTTTGTCAATTAACACATTTACATAGAATTGGGTGTTATCATGATATAACTAATTGTTGGGTTGATCACCAACCATATTTTAGTAATCCAATACCAACAATTAATGAAAGTACAGGAGAATTAAACATAGAATACGAAATAACATATAATAAAATTTTATCTCAAGATAACGGAATAAATGCTATATTTCCTGATGATGAAATACGTAAAGAAATTAAAGTAGCGTATGAAACATATTTAAAATATGTGTTTAACCAAAAAGAAACGTTTAATGATCTAATGTATAAAGTGGATTTAATAACAGAATATGTAAAACAAAAAAATTGTAAGATAGTATTTTTGTTTTGGCCAGAATTAAAAAATAAAGATCAAATTAATGAATTAAAAAAACGTTCTTTCTTTAATATAGATGGAAATTATTCCATGTTAGATTATACAGTTAAAAATAAATTAATAAATAACCATGATATGCATTTATCTGAAAACGGAATGATTTTTATATCTGAAAAACTATATCAATTTGCAAAATAATAAAATAATTTTTAGCGGAGATTCTTTTACTTGGGGGCAAGGATTACAATATTACGGCGGATTTTCAGATATTAAAATAATGCCAGGTAACCAATATATTCGTTCATATTTAACAGAACAACATATTTCTTATATAAAAGAAAATAGATACGCTAAATTAGTGTCAACATATTTTAATTGCGCTGAAATAGTAAAACCAGACAATGGCGGATCTGATGACGAATCAATTAAATTTATTTATAAAAACATTAATGATGATGTAAAAGTTGTCATTTTACAAACAACTCAACCAGCAAGATCTGTTTATAATTATTTTTATAAAAACGAAGAAAGGTATATATGCGGATCAGCATTACACTTAGATGATAATAATGAAAGTAAAATATTTAGAGAGTATCTTATTGAAAATAATATAGATGTAGATGATTGGTATATGGATTTAAAAAAACAAATTATAAATAAAATAAAAGATTTGTCAATATTTTTAGAATCCAAAAATATAAAATTTATAATACTGTCATGGACAAATGACTATATTCAAAATTTTAGAAACGAACCGATATTGCTTGATAATTTATTAAAAATAAATTATAAAAACTTTACATACAGTTGTATTCAATCATTAATGGATATGAATCAGGAGTTTTTTATAAAATCAGATTATAAAAATTTAGGTTCAGATCCACCACCTGATCACCATATGTCTTTAAATTGCCATAAAGTTATTGCAGAAACAATAATAGACAATTTAAAAAATAAAATTACCAACTAACTTCCCAATCTTTGAAGTCCGCAGCAATACAATCAATTTTATAATCTTTCCTACCCCCAACAACCTCTTGTATTTTATTTTTTGCAGTATTTCTAATTCCATTTATTCCATGGGTTAATGCTAACATACTTGGACCAGAAACACCACTTCTAACGTTGGTCTCATTATACCAAATATGTGCATTCATTTGAGCACAAACAATTACCGCCCTTAATAATTCTGCTGTTATAACAACATCTTTTTCATTCATTATTAATTGAATGTCATGAACAATATCAGAAATTTCCTGAGCATACTCTGTTTTGTGTTCTGGAATTTTAACTTCTTTTAATTGTACAATAGATAACCTATCTATTAACTCTGATAATGTTGGTAAAAATCTTCTTTCTTTCATATTATGTCTCCTTTATATATTCTATAACTATCCTCATCAAAATGCGTTGTAGACACTTCAAAAATTTCACCATCAGTTAGTGCGATTAATTGATGTGGTTGACCTGGCCTTTGCCTAACAACATCACCTTCTTTTAAATGTGTTTCATGTGTAATACCAACTGATGTATCAATAAATCTATATGTAAATTCACCCTTATTAACATACCATGTCTCATCTTTTAATAAATGATAATGCATTGAAAATTTACAACCTGATTTAAAAACTAAAACCTTACCACAATACATTTCATTATTTTCAATAATTAACTCGTGACCCCACCCTTTTGGGATTTTGCAACATTCAGTAATGACTGGTTTTTGTAACATCGTTTTTACATTTATGAATTAACTCGGTAGTAGAATAACCATTTATTTTATTGAAATATACAATTTCTTTAGCATATTCTGAACCTATTATTTGTTTACCCAAATAATCGTCCCCAATGACAAAATAATCCGGATTATATTCTTTAATTAAATTAGAAAGTTCCAAATCTGAACTAAAAGACACAACAGAGTTAACCCCATTGATATTAGATATAAATTCCACCCTATCAGATAGTGTGTTTAATGGTCTAGATGGTCCTTTTTTTTCAGAGATCCGTTGATCGGTGTCTAGACCCACCATTACAGAACCAAAGGATTTAGCAAAATTGATAAGACGGATATGACCGATATGTAAAATATCAAAAGATCCATTTATCCAAACTTTTTTCATAGAGTACTAACCCCTCTTTTTTGTATGACTGTGCTAGCACATTTATTGGCAAATTTTAATGAAACAACCATATCTAATGTTTTAACATATGAGCACGAAAATGCTGCCATAAATGTATCACCAGCACCACTTATATCCCTAACATCTAAATTGCTTTCAACAGGGTAAATAAAATTATTGTATAAACAACCTTTACTAGATTTAGTAATAATCAATTTTTCTTTCCAGTAATTATAGTCAAGTCCCGCTTTTTCACAATTACTCCATTCTAATTCATTTATCTTAATAAATGTGAAATTATCTGCCCACTTACCTAAAATTTTTTTTGTATCTAAAAAAGTTAATTCATGTGATTTAGATATCGCAATGAGATCGTTAATTGTTAAAAATCCCTTATCGTAATCTGCAACAACTACAGCGTCATATTTTTCAAAATCAATATCGTTTATATTGAAACTATTATCAACAGTGTCGTTTTCATCAACTCTAACAATTAAATGATTTGACTTCTCTTCGACGTATCTTGTTTTAACTATTGTTTCATGATTTGTAATAATATCAACATTATCAATGTTTAATGATAATAAATTCTGATAAACATTTCCTGCCATACCTTTATTTTCAACCCTTTTAATGGGTTTAAAAATAGGTACTGGACCTTCTGGACAAATTCTGTCACATGCACCATAAATAAAAACATCAGTACACGTATCACCGATTACTAAAATATTCATGGTATTAATATACCATAATTTTATTACAAAATCAACCTAGATCCAATTAAAAAGTTGTGTAAAATTGGTGTTTCTTTCGCTGTCGACCCGCTAAACTTATAGTTAAAACTAAAACCGAATCTTTTACTTATTTTATAATCAATAGATGTACCTAGTAAAAACCCAGCATGTCTATTAATCATTGTATTACCAGTAAAAGTGTTATATGACAATGGGGAAGTCATAATGAATACTTGCGGCGAAAATGTTAATTTTTTTGAATATTGATATGGTTTCGTCCAAAATACAACAGCCGAAGTAATTAAACTGTAATCATATTTTTGAATAACACTTTTAGTCATTAAGTTTACCATACCCACATTATATCCGTATGTACCGAATTTTGGGTTTGGTTTAATACAGGTATAACCAAGCAGTCCCATAAAATTACCATCAAGATATGCCGCTGTTGCTGAGTAGGAATGTATACTATTTAAAGAGCCGTTTTTAAATTTCATTTTAGTATATCCGCCACTAAACGCAAACTGTCTTAAATTACTCCAAATTAACGCTGTTCCACTAAAACTTTCATCACCAGCCATCGATGATTTACTAATACCTAAAGAAAGAACAATATTATATTTTTTATCACTACCTTGTGCTCCGGTTAAATCTGATGCGAATAACATCGGGTTTGCTGAAAGTTGTTTCTTCTTTTCTTCTTTTTTCTTTTCTTCCTTTTTCTCATCTTTTTTTTCTTCCTTTTTCTCGTCCTTACTTTCTTCTTTCTTTTCTTCCTTTTTCTCTTCAGATTTAGATTCTTCTTTCTTCTCTTCGCTTTTATTTTCTGATTTTGATTCTGATTTTGATTCTGATTTTGATTCTGAGGAATTAGATGAACTACCTTCTGATTTACTTTCAGATGATGAACTAGACGAACTAGACGAACTACTTTGGCTTGACGACGAACTAGAAGTTGATGAGCCCGCTGAAGATGCTGCGGTAGATGATGATGAACTAGCGGCACTACTTGCTGATGAACTAGCGGCTGAACTAGCCGAAGAACTCGCCGCACTACTTGCGGCAGCCGATGCTGCTGAACTTGCTGCTGCTGACGCTGCTTGTGATGCCGCTTGTGATACCGCGGCGGTCACTGTCTGTTGTACAACCTGGCTAGTTGGGCATGCCCTAGTACTGTAATCGTTATATATTGTTTGCAACCAAGTTTGTAATTCTCCACTTTGTACTTGAGTTGGTGAAAATGTTTTTACTTGATTATAAAAAGAAACAACAGCATTACCATTAACGTATGTTGTTGTTGCAATTTTTGTTTCACCAGTACATTTATCAATAAATGTTTGCGTATATATTTGACCGTATGATTTAAAACCAATGAAACATAATATTAATAAAGATATAATATATTTTTTCATTATTTATTGTTCAAACCAATTCCAATTTGTGTATATCTTCTTATCGGATCACTATCTAGTTTTAAAGTAAAAATTTTAAAATCTTTTATTAATCCTATTTTAAATGTTATAAAATTAGCGTTTGATTTAGGAAATGAAATACCGCCAAGAGCATCTTTACCTTGGTATCTAATATTTTCATTACCAAAACCAACCATTCCATGTACACCCAACTTACCAATCCTTTTACCTCCGCCGAGATATATTGTTCCCTGTTTAATAAAATCATTTTTACTTAATGGAAAATCCACCTCGTTAATTCTACCATATGGGTAAAATTGATTCTGATCAATATCATAAGACATTGTGTAATCTAAAATAAAATACCCTTTCTTTCCACCCAATACGCCAGAGAAAGACACTTGCTTGTTATTAGTATACCCTAAACCGAAAGATGTGTAAATCGATTCTTTTCTAACAGTATCTCTTTTACCATTTTCATATACATGAATTACACTTCTTTGTCTCCACCCAAGATCATCATACCAAATATATGGAAAAGGTTGATACCACCCATATGTACCAAAATAATAACCATATGGGTTTTGTCTGTTCCAATTTTGTACACGTACTCTTCTAGTTGGCTGCGGTAATTCATATTTATCGCCGGGTCTAATTGGTGCAGTTTGTGTTCTCCATTGACTCACATTGTTTTGTTGTTGTGGTGCAGATGGTTGAACTCTTGGGGTTTCAGTTCTTTGTTGTGGAGGATTATTTCTCCAAGATGACACTTGAGCGTTTAACATTATAGTACAGAATAATATTAATATTAATATTAAACCTGTAACTAATAAAAATTTTTTCATGTTGTTTTAATTAAAATTGTGGTTAATAAATAACCGGTTATTTTGTATAGATCCCTTTTTTAATCATCCTATCAAGTATTCTTGCACATGCAATATCTAACGCTTTTTTAGTTGCTATAGATATTGTTGATTGATTAAATTTAACAGGATCAACCGTAGCATCAGAAAGTAATGTTAACTCTCTAACTGTTTTTGCTTCACCTAAACCTGATGCCCCGAATACTACTCCGGTTTCCGCATCAGTAAATCTAACCTGCAAACCTATTCTAGTTACCATTAAATTTTTAACCCCATCTTTTAGGTTTACTGTTTCATCTTCAGATACAGAATAATCGTAACATTCTATTGTTACGAAATATTTTGCTAAATTAATTTTACCCCTACCATCTAATTTATTTTCTGAAATACCCGCCTGAGATGCCTGGAATTGTTTAACCATTCTATTTTTAATTTCGGTTTTATCTTCCGTAAATTTAAAACGGTTAAGATTTTCAAGATATTCCATAGAAATATTTGCAACCCCTAGACCGACTCTTTTTTCTTTTAATTCTGGATACATTTCGTACATCTCGTCTGAAATACCACATTTCAATATTTGTATAGGTATTTGTGGTCCATCATAGTCCATAAATTGTGATATGTCTATTGCTGTTTCAAATGATGCCTTATATTGTTCGGTTTTTGTTGATCCGATTGTTTGAGAACTAACAATAATGCTAGTTAGTAAACAAGTAGTTAGTAATGTTAATGTTTTTTTCATATAATTCTATTGATATTATATAAATATAAAAAAAGGGAGTTAAACTCCCTTTTTAATTATCCTTCAGTTGTTTCTTCCTCCGTTTTCTTCCCCTTATTATTTATCCACTTATCTACCGATGCGATACCAAAAGCACCTAGTGTGATAACCAGAAACCCATCAAAAATGAACTCATTAATGATTAGAGGTTTACCCATCCAACCAGTGATAAGGTCAACAAATAGGGCTATAACCATCATTCCAAATGATAGGAACCCAACTACCGATTTTTCGTTAATTGTGTTATTGTCGTTAAATAAATCTTTAATAAATCCCATGTTTTTCGTTTTAGTTTAGTTTATTGTTTTTTATCCTTCAATATGGTCATCAGGATGTGAATCCTTTATCTTACCACATTTTTGACATTCTTCTTCACCATCGTTATCAGAATCTCCCCACACGTGTTCACATTGTCTATGTTCGTGATGTAAAAACTCTAATTTTTCCATTTCTTGGCGATGCTCTTGTTCATCCTTCTCCAGTTCAAAATTTTGTTTATTTTCAGTAACAGCCAATTCTCTAGCGGCTTGTGCACCTTGAACAAACGCATCTGGAATAATTGGAGTAAACGGTTTGTTACTTTCTTTTATGTCATTTACACTGCCCAATGATACACCATCTTCCTCATCCATCTTTTGAACCAACATCTTATCCTTATCTGTGTCACTAAACCAGTAATCTATGATTTTACCATAACTACCAATAAATGCACCTAATAACAATAATAACAATTCTTTCCATTCTGCCGCCATTGGTGTTTTTAACCCAATTGCTGTGAACATTCCCGCAATTATCATCATAAACCCACCTAATACCATTGCAGATATTAACCATCTGCGTTTCATCATTGAGTTTAAGAGTTGTTTAAAACCATCTGGTGCTTGATTACTTTCTGCCATTTTGTTTACTTTGTTTTTCCGCGTGTTTAATTGCCCATATAAAGAAAAGTATAAAGAAAGATGTTACACCTATTTTATACCAATCCATTTTTTACCATTTTGGGGCTTCTTCTTTAAATTCATCACCTTCTTTCTTAGGTTTTGGTTTTGGTTGCTCTGCAGGTTTACCGTCACCGCCTTTATTGATGATTATAGTTTTATTACCTCCTGCCGCTTGTTGTTGTGCGTTTGAGTTTGTAATATTGATTACTGGGGCTGCAGCCGCTGGGGTTGCTTCTTTATCTCCGCCACCAAAAAGAGTAGTTAAAAATACTCCACCAGCAGTTACTACTGTACCAATTACACCAACAATGGTCTTTTTTAAACCTGACCAGGTTCCGTCGTTTTGTTCTTCTTCTGACATAGTTTTTGTTTTATGTTTTTTTATATTTTATTAAAATCTGTGATCCCCAACATATTTCCTGCAGAATCAAATAATGCAATTCTATATGCTGAAGATGGTAATGCTGTTGTATATACCTTAAGTATATTATCACCAGAATTAACATATACTGTTTCTTTTGACACTACTCTATTACTAATGTCAATTATTTTTATTGTCACCGTTTGTGATGTTTCTGTTTTTACGTTCATAGAAACTTCAGAGGTAACAAATGGCGTCTCCAATTTGATACCTACGGATTTTGCTATCACCAAGTCACTATTAACCGCAACTGGAGGAATTGGTGATAAATCATGCTTAGTACAACTAAACAGGGCAATTGTGCCAAATAATGTTAAAAATACTTTTTTCATTTTTCTTTTATTTTATAATTAATAGCGTTTTACCTATTTGGTTACCAACACTATCCTTCAGTAATAAATATAAATACTTTGAATTCAAGGATTTGGTGTAAATCTTCAAGGCATTTGCCCCAATTTTGCCGGATATTTTTTCTCTAGTAACTACCTGGTTCCTAGTGGAATCCAACATAGTCATGGTGTAAGTACCGGCGTTTTTTAGGTCAAACGTGACTTGTGAACCATCAGTTACAGTGTTTTGTTCGTTATCAAAAAAGTTAACTATGTTTTGTGGTTCTTCTATTGGATAAACTGCCGTCTTTTTACAAGACACAAAAAGTATAAGTAACAAAACAATAATCTTTTTCATTATAATATTTTAATAGTTAATTGAGTCCCATTTTTATTTACTGCGTCAGTATTAGATATTGAAATTAAACCCAAAACATTGTCAATCTTTTTTATTGGTGTAAATGTAATTTTATATGTTGTGGTGTTATCTAAAGTAGTACTACCATCAGTCACTAAAGATCCAATATTAATATATGAACCATTATTAGAACCGTAGTTCATAGGGTTGCCTTTTGTTTTAAATTCTACTTTTTCAAATTTTAAAACCGAATTATCATAGTCCAATTTAAATTGCGTACCAACAACATTTTGTTGTAAAGGATCTAATGTAATGTAAGCATATACCGCCCCATCAACTATCTCGGTCAAAATAGATGAATTAATTTCATTACTAATACTCATTGTTCTAGATGAAATGGTAGACATTGTTGTAATACCATTTGAAGGTGGTATTGCTGAATGTGATAGATTTACGTCACCTTTCCAACTAACTGCCAAATCGTAGTTATAACTTATAACGTTGTCTAATAAACTAAATCCGTATGATTTTCCGGCAAAAGTTTGAAAAGTGTTCCAATTTGATTTGCCGATCGAATTATAAATTGAATCAGGAATTAAACGAATCGTATTATCTAAAGTATATAATGGTACTAAATCTTTTACACCAGTTAAGTTTTGTAATAATGCAAAACAATCGGCCTCATTAAATACTCCGTTATCGTCAACATCCGCATTTTTATATTGAATACCATACGTAAATTCATTACCAGTTTGGTTTCCAAATAAACCTCCGTTTACAAGTTCTTTAAACGCTAAATAAACATCTGTTACTGTTACAATACTGTTATATAATGTTTTTAACTCAGTTGAGTTATATTCTTGTAATTCCATTCTATGTTGTTTGAATGCTCCTTGCTGAGTAAACCCAACACCGCATTGAAATGCATAATCAGTATTCCAACCATTTACATTTCTAATATATTGGTTATATGCTGAAGTCCCGTCGGTTACTTTTGTTAATGGTGACGGAACATTATATTGTGCCCAAGTTCCATCGTTTGAAATAAATGTAACAGGGCCATCATAAGCATCTAATATTTTTACATTTGATATTTTTGTTGGGTCTAACGATCCTACTTGTCTCATGTCAATTAACAATCTACTATTACCACTCAACCAACTTGCGTTTGGGTTTACGTACGCCCATTCAGCCCCTCCGGGTGAAATTGTTGCTTTATATGACGTTGGCGCCGAAACAAATTGATAACTTAATCCCCAGCCACCCCATTCAGAAGTTGTTATACCGTTACGAGTAGATCCTGGATAACTATTTTGCCCTTCAACTATTTTAATATAAACTTCTTTTGTTTGACCAATTGTCACAATACCAGCATGTACCGCCATTGCTGGAATATAAGAATCATTTGTGTAGATATCAGTTCCCCATCCGCCACCTTGTGTCCCTGTTATGGTCATTCTATAAACCTTACCAATATCAGCGTTAGAAAATTGAGTCATATCGCTTACACCACTTAAAGGGATACCTGTTGAGAATATTTTTGCGGTGTCTATTTGATTTGAAAGATATACCTTACCTAACCCACTTAATGATTTGTAACCATCCGCAGCAGCCCAAGTTGAATATGAATCATTTCTTTTGAATACTTGTGCGGTAAATTTGGTTTTATCTATTGAATTATTGAACTTAAACCCAAATAGTGCTTTTATGGTTTCCCCATTTGAATGGGTCACGCTATTAGTATAAAATTCAGTAAATGTTGCGTCATCAGGATTAGACCAAGTTCCGTATTCAATTACATACGCACAATTAAAAGTGTTTGGTAGATCGTTCCATTGAGTACCACCACCCCATTTAGTTACAGCATAATCTTCATTACCACTATTGTTTGGCTCACCACCCGCCCAGTTATTATACTGTCCTTGTATGTTTCCTGCGGTTTGTCCGTTTGATGTTTTAATTAAAGTCCCCTTTTCAGGACCAGCGTCAATTTTCCATTGTGCTTCTGTTACCTCATCGGTCAACGCGAACCAAATATTACTTTGTGGAACATTATTATAAATAAACGCATCTTCATCCGCAGAAGTAATAGTCACCAAATACCCTTGCTGTCCCTTGAATGTTGTTGCTAATGCCGCAGCCCTCGCTGCAGTATAATATACACCTGTTGCAACTGGTTTATAAAAATGCCCATTCACACCATTGTAATAATACCCTGCTTGATTAACAGTAGCGGCCACAGAAATATTAACATCACCCTTTACCGAACCCGTGTTTATTTTTAAAGACGCTAATGCAGTATTAATGCTAGCCATTGTACCAGTCACCACCAAACGAGTTTTATTACCACTTAAAGTAAATCCACTTGCTGCAATTAACCCCCTTGTATCGTTAAGATAAAATGTTGTACCAGATGGAGGATTAACTAAACTTATTGAAGTAAGTAAAGTCGATGTTGCACTAAATCCAGTTAATTCAAAACCACTAGCATCTTGACTAGTAGTGTTTATTATAAACGATTTAGGGTCAGGTGAATAAACAGTTTGCCCGTTCGATATGAACGAGCAAACCAGTAAAAATATTAATAAAATTTTTCTCATTATTCAACAACTAGGTTGACTTTATTACCCCCAGCATCAACAGCATCTGCTAATACAAAGAAGAATAAACCCGAAGTATTTGTTAATGGTACTTTTGGTGTAAATATTAATTTATAAGGTGTACCAGTTTTAATTCTAGCAACTTTTAATTGATCTATTGATCCGAATGTTAATCTACCGTTATCATGTGTTGAGAAGTTTGTAATTGTACTCCCAGCATCAAATATTACATTATCTAAAGACAATTTATTTGTGTCATAATTCATTATAACTTGTAAACCAGCCAGTCCTTCTTTTGATAAGGTTGTTGTTAGAACCACTTTACCATTTTGCAATGTTGATGTGACATTTAAATTAACAGTTTCTAATGCTGCTGCTTGATAACCCAATGAAGACATTGTTCCAATCTTAATATCACTAGAACCTGGATTCACAGAATTATTATAATTTCCACTAGCAATTTTTGAAGCAATTTGTGAAGGACTAGTTGAATGCGACCAATCCATATCACCACCCCAAGCATAAACAGCATCTACTGCTTGATTTGAAGATGTTATATATGTCCTATATTTTGGTTTACCATCTAACCAACTTTGATTTAATAAACCAGATTGCCATTTTATGCTTTGTGCTGACGATGTTGGTATACCTGTATTTGAAGATACATTAATACCCATAACATATGAGAACAAGAAATAAGCGTCATTTTCATTAAATGTTGTATCGCCTAAAGTCACATTACCCACATGTTTTTCTAAATTAGGATATGTAAAATAATTTGCATTACCATTAATGTCTGTTTGAGAAACACCTAAAAATGCTTTATATGCATCTGAAACTGTAACAATGTTATTCATGAATGACTTCTGCATTGCAGGTGCAATGAATATACCTAAACTATCACCAACTTTAATCCCGCTAATAAATGTTGCTTCACCAGTGGCGTCTAATGCTTTTGTTGCAATAGGTTGTTTTGTCCAATCAATATCACCACTACCATCGGTTTTTAATGGCATTAATTGAACGCTATGGTCAGCAATGTTAGTGTAGTTTGTTGGATATAACACTCTAACCTTAAATTGTGATGTGTTACCTACAACCTGGGTTAATCCTACAGATCCACCAGTTGTTGTTAGTGGTGAAATATTTGCACCAGCAGTACTATCTAAAGCATATGATAAATCTAATTTATGAATATTATCATAACCACTCTTGTCTTTAATTATGTACTTTTGTGTTGCAAATAAACCGTCCATAGATTTATCAACTCTTTGTATTGATAATTGACCAACACTCCAATCTACGTTTGTAACATAAGCCCAAGGGGTTAACATATATTGACCATACAAATCAGTTGCAGCAACACCGGCATTAGCATTAAAAACATAATTGCTCCAGTTTGTGTAATACACCTGAGTTTGTGATCCTTGAGACCATGTGGTTGACACATATTCCAACGCTTTGTTGTTATATTGATATCTTAACCAAAAATAACGAGGTTTTGGATTTGTTGTACCTCTACTTAAAGTGTAGTTTACAGATATTGTGTCACCCACTTTATATGGTGGTTGTTGAACAATACTTTGATTAACACTTAATTGCGAGTAGCCCGATACCCACAATAAAAATAAACCGCATAACAGTAATAATTTTTTCATTTTTAACTAAATAATTTTTGAATCAATTTATCGCAAGTTTTCTTTATTGCATTACTTAGAGATGTTTGATTAAACTGACCTCCTTCATCAACAATTAAACTTGACATTGAGATTTCTGAGGAACCTTCTTCAACAACGATTTCCTTTTCTTTTTTTCCGTCCTTATATAAAATACCTTTCATTCTTATGACTACTTCTTCTTCGTTTTTATGAAATACTGACACGTTCTTTTTTGTAGTTAAGACGTCTAGGTATATAATTTCTACCTTTAATTTATTTGGAGCGTTTGGTGTTAAGTCATACCCTTTGTCTTGTAAAAACTCCTCTAATATGTTTTTTACCCCAAACTCTAAATTTCTATTTCCGGCCAATTTGCCTATCTTAACATTATTAACAACACTCTCAACATACACATGTTCGTCAGCATTATAGAATATGTTATTTGGATCATTTTTAAAGGTTCCGTCAAATTTCCAGTTAAACTCTCTTGCTATTTGTGCCGCAGTTTCACTTCTACCGCTAAACTCTAAAAAGATAAAAAAGATTTGGGCGATAAGTGCACATACAACAAATAGTATTGCTAATGATAGGAAGGCGTAAACGATGTAATCACCGATATTCCTTGAAATTGCTTTGATTTTCTGCATAAAATTAAGTTTTAGATATAGAAGTTTTACCTAACCTATGCCCCATCATTTTAATGATAGAGATACATTTAGTTTCTTCTTGCCATAAAATAAATATCGGGCAAGGCAAATAGAGCGTATATATTGCCGGAAAAATTATTAGAACAAAATCTGAGAATGTCTTTCTAGTATTTTATAACCTAGATTTAACCTAGTTTTTACTTGGGGGATTGAGAAATCTACGATATCCTTTACCTCGTAAACTAATTCATTATCTTCACCTTCTAATTTTGGGTTATTAAAGAATTTATATCTATTCCTGTCAAAATCCTTTAATATTGATAGAAATTTTTCGTCAAACACATATAACTCTTTAAGCATGTTTTCCATATGTAAAAGGTGTGGAGATAGTTGCTTTTCAATAAAACTAGCGTCTACACGCTGTAGGTAGGATAATAACGTATATTGTTTATGTTCAAAATCTATTGGCGTTTCAATATACCAGGTAATCGGAATTATACCCATATCTTCTTTACAATAAGTATTTTTTTATTTAATTTAGGGTATTAAAGCATATATATATGAGTAATTTTAAACATCTTACCGACTTAGAAGTTCAACAAATAACCTTTGATTGGAGATACAGAGGATTCACGGTTCTGGAACTATTAACAGAAGAGGAATGTAATGAAATAAACGACGAATTAGATAGATTAAGAAATGAAAGAACCGGAACAGAAGCCCCAGATGGTAAAATATGGGGTGAGTGGGACCCATTTGCGTACCCACATAAACTTTCAGATAAACTGGAAAAACTATTCGCACACCCAAAAATTTTAGAAGCCGTTGAATTTTTAATGGGAGGTGAAATACAAGGGATGCAAAGTTGGTGCTATTTTAAACCTCCGGGACAATTAGGTAGAGATCAACACCAAAACGCTTTTTATACTCAATGTGGTCATAATGAGATAATTAATACCGCATTAGCATTAGATAATCATGATCCAGAAAACGGTGCTGTTTGGAATTATGAGGGGTCTCATCGTTTACCTGTACTACCAATTGAAGTTGATGAGGAGAGAATTAAAACCAACCCAGCATTTTGGAGTAACGAAAGAGGTAAACCATGTGTTATGCCAGAAGGTCATGATTTTAGAAAAGTAGAAGGTTATCTTAGAAAAGGCCAAGTAGTACTCTTACACTCTCATTGTGTTCATGGATCTGAAGCAAATAATTCAAACAGAATGAGAAGGAATTTCTTAGGTGGATATTTGAAAAAAGGTGCAAATTTTTCTAAGGGTGGACACATGAAGCGCGAACCAATTGATATGGATGATTTAAGAAAAAAACATTGGGGTGAATAAATTATTAGTTTTTATTCTTTTTATCAGTATTTATTATTATCTTTGCAAAAGAAGATTAAAACAAAATTCAATGAGACAATTAACACATACGATGTCGCCGATGGACCAACAAAATTGGAATGAGCATCCTATGTCCATATGTCTCGATGATACTGATGTCGGTTAATTTAATTTAACTTAAAATATTAGAAAACCTCGGGACTTAAAAATCTCGGGGTTTTTTGTTTTACACATATAGGGTAATGGACTAATGGCTAAGTCACTTGCTTTGGGAGCAAGGCATCATGGAGGTTCGAGTCCTCTTTACCCTACAAACG